GAAAGTGATGTTGAGTGCCTGTTTGTGTGTCTACCTGATGTCGTTGGTAACGCTAGAAGAACATTAGAGCTTTTCCATATCTTTAAACAAGAGCAATACCTGGCTCATTTGCCTCTGTGCTTAGTACTTCAGGATGGAATAGGAGATCTAGAAATACCCTGGAATGATTTATCAGCTGTATTTATTGGGGGAAGTGACGCATTCAAAGTGTCAGAAGAGGCATTTGCAGCAGCAAAAACAGCGAAGATATTAGATAAATATGTTCACGTTGGGAGAGTTAATACAGCTGAGAGGGTTAGACAGTGGAGCGATATTGCCGACAGTATTGATGGTTCAGGTGTCTGTAAGTTTGACCACATGCTGTCTAATGTATTAAGTGCAATTAGAGAAGAAGATAATCAAACTGATTTATTCAAAGGTAAGGATTATGAATTATGAGAGACAATCGCAGCAACACAGTAAAAACAATATGCCACAAATACACAAACGAGGGCGTGTGTCGTACCACTTGCCCGCTATCAAATCCCTGTAAAATGCGACACGGTGACAATGATGAAATATTTACCAGTAGAATGAATCGCTTTGCAGATGGCTTAAATGTATCAATACCTGATCAATTAAACGCAGTTAATAAGGGAGTGATTTAGTGAAGCACCCACTTAAATACGGTCTTACTGTAACCTATGACGCACGGCGCAAAGGTTGCACACGGCCAAAGAAGATAAACCACGGTGTGATTAAAAAAAGCACTGATGTAGATGGTGAGTATTGGTATCTATTACAAAACGGCAAACTATGCCATCAAGATAAAATCATAAAAATCAAAAAGGCGGGATAACATGAAAGAGATAATCAAGAAGATAGAACAATGGGCAGTTGATAAAGAATTACACAATTCTGATAGTTTTCGACAGTTCGCGAAACATTGTGAAGAGACTGGCGAATATTTAACGGCTTACAGCGAGGGTAAGAGCACACAGGCTTGTTTAATGGAGTTAGGTGACAATGTGGTAACACTTACACTTTTAGCGCGTCAAAACGGCTTAGGATTGCTTGACTGCGCTTATATCGGAAAGCCAACAAACTGCGAGGTGGCAATTTTAAACGGTGATATTGCAGAAGCTTTGTGCAAAAAAGACCCTGAAGCAATGAACCAGGCAATCGGTAATTATTACGAATGGATTGGAAAACAAGCCGATCTATTAAATTCAACAGTCGAAGAGGCGGCGACACTAGCATATAACAAGATTGCAGACAGAACAGGCCAAAAAATTGATGGTGTCTTTACAAAAACTGAAGATTTAAAATGAACTGCCCAGAGTGCGACGGCATAGCGAAGTTTTCAAGTATATCTATCAAGGATAGAAAGACGCACAGGCGCTATGACTGTACTGATTGCAAGAGCCATTTCAGCACTGTTGAGGTCCCCATTGAAGATTGGCAGCGGCTCAAGCAAATAGTTGCAGAGTGGCAAGAGAGATACAGGCAGCTAAGAAAAACAGTTGATAGGCCGAATGCAAGATGGAGAAAATAACTTTGCAATTTTTGGAAAATCAATTATATTAAATGTGCCGGTAGCTTTTAGCTTTAAATTCTACCCTTGTGAAGCCGGCGTCGATTTACTTACAAGGGCGACAACTACAACAAGGGCTTTTTATGAATTATCAACAATTCTTAGATACAAAATCATTTATACATCAAGAGACTGCTTTTAGTGGTGATATATGGGAGCCGTCCGAAATGTTCCCGTTTCAGCGTGATTGTGTTGAATGGGCATTAAAACGCGGTAAGTCAGCATTATTTCTTGATACTGGACTGGGCAAAACAATCACTCAATTAACATGGGCTAAAAATGTAACTGATTACACTAATAAGCCTGTTTTAATTGTCGCGCCTCTTTGCGTGTCTCATCAAACAGTTAGAGAGGGTGAAAAGTTCGGCATTGATTGCTGCACTGTAAAAGATGACTCTTGCATAGTGGAAAATACTACAGGCGTTTATGTAACTAATTACGAAATGCTTAAAAACTTCAATTCTGAATTATTCGCCGGTATTGTTCTTGATGAATCATCAATACTAAAAGGCATGCAGGGTTCTATTAGAAAAATGATAACTGAGTTTGCTAAAAATATTCCTTTCAGGCTTTCATGTACTGCGACTCCTTCGCCTAATGATTTTATGGAGCTAGGCTCACAGAGTGAATTTATAGGACTAATGAGCCAGGTTGAAATGTTGGCAATGTTCTTTATTCACGATGGCGCGGATACTGCAAAGTGGAGGCTTAAGGGCCATGGTAAGTCGAAGTTTTGGGAGTGGCTTGCAACATGGAGTATTGTTTTAAGAAGTCCATCAGATATTGGTTATGATGGATCAGATTACCATTTACCAGAAATAAATTATTGTGAATACATCATAGATACAGTACCAACTGATGATATGTTTGTAACTGTTGCTCAGGGTTTACAAGAACGAAACAAGGCTAGAAAAGAGTCTGTAGAAGACCGATGCAAGCAAGCTGCTGAAATAGCAAACAGCATTGATGACCATGTTTTGATTTGGTGTAATTTGAATAACGAGGGTGAGCTATTAGAATCATTAATAGATGATTCAGTTAATGTTTATGGATCAATGAAACCTGAGCTAAAAGAAAAAAATCTACTAGGATTTACAGATGGGGAAGTTAAAAAACTGATTAGCAAGCCGTCAATAGCTGGGTTTGGTATGAACTGGCAACACTGTAATCAAGTTATATTTGTTGGCTTATCTGATTCATGGGAGAAATATTATCAAGCTATAAGACGTTGCTGGAGGTTTGGGCAGCAAAGACAAGTTACAGTTCATATTGTAAGTGCTGATACTGAGGGCGCGGTTGTAGCAAATATAAAGCGCAAAGAGGCACAGAATAAAGAGATGGGCGAAAGTATGGCTAATCACATGCAAGGCTTTACAGTAGCTCAAATACAAGGCGCAAAGACTGAAAAAACAGACTACATGCCGAGTGTAAATTTTAAACTACCATCATTTATTTAAGGGGATAAAAAAATGGAAGTCATTAACCAAGAAGAAGGCAAAAACTATACTATCTATCATGCTGATTGTGTAGAGGTTGCAAGAGGTCTACCAGATAACAGCATAGATTTTTCTATATTTTCGCCACCATTCGCAAGTTTATACACATAGTCAAATTCAGAGCGCGATATGGGTAATGTGTCGAGTGATGAGGAATTTTTTACACAATATGAATATCTCGTAAAAGAGCAATTCAGAATACATAAGCCCGGGCGAAATATTGCTATTCACTGTATGAACTTGCCGACATCAAAACAGAATCAGGGATTTATAGGCATTAAAGATTTTAGAGGTGATTTAATCCGCATGTATCAAAAGCATGGTTTTATATTTCATTCAGAAGTATGTATTTGGAAAGATCCAGTTGTAGCAATGCAAAGAACAAAGGCGCTCGGGTTACTTCATAAGACTGTTAAAAAAGACAGCGCAATGAGCAGGCAAGGAATACCCGACTATATGATAGTTATGCGTAAGCCTGGTGATAATGAAATGCCGGTAGCGGGTGAGTTTAAGTATTATGTAGGTGATAACCCCCCTGATAACTTTAAAGGCATACAGCGTGATGACGGGCGTTATTACTACACTCCAGAATATGAGAAGGGCGCAACATCAATAGATGTTTGGCAAAGTTATGCTTCGCCTATTTGGGATGATATACGCCAAACAAACACGCTACAGTTTAGAACTGCTCGCGCTTCTGATGATGAGCGCCACATTTGCCCATTACAGTTAGACGTTATTGAGCGGTCTATTCAGCTTTGGTCACATGAAGATGATGTGGTTTTTACTCCATTTTTGGGTATTGGCTCAGAGGCTTATACGGCTGTAAAAATGGGAAGAAAGGCCATAGGTTCAGAACTAAAAGCCAGCTATTTTGATCTAGCTAAACGAAATATGGTCGAAGCAGAAAAAGGCCAATATGACCTATTTTAATGCGGTGTAACCGTTGCTATAAGCGATTAAAGAAAGCCTATTATCATCAGGGTCGAATGTATGGCCCTGAGTGTATAAAGAAAATGGGCGGTATTATCCAAAGAAGTCAGCAAGTAAATATAAAAGAAGCTGAAGATAAAAACAAAAATCAGATGGAGTTATTTTGATGAAATTTGAACCAGGAATACATAATATCAATGCAAAGCTAGACTATGACGATGTTAATTTAATCTGTGATTTATGGGCAGATAGAAAAAAACGACTTGAAGAAATACCAAAAGAACTGGAAGCACTGCGACAAGAG